AAGACCAAGAGCCATCTGCGGGATGCACTCGCCAGATTTGACCAGGATGAAAAGGTTCCTCCGGCTCATAAGGACGAGGTGTACGCAAAGTTGCTCCGTCTCTGTAAGGAGCATGGAATTGACGTGAGTCGCAGAGGGAATGCGAAGAATGAATCGTCACTGGACATCTACGCTCACACTCTTGAGATGAATCGGAGAAAGTAATGTATCAGGAAATCCTACAGCCGCGATCAGGGCCGATTGTCACGATAGCTCAGTTATGTAACTTCTCCCGTGTTGACATTCCGGAGCCTGGTTCTGATGACGAGGATACCATCAACACTTTCATCGAGGCGGCAACGGACACGGTTGAAATCTTAGCTGCGACGGCTTGTCTTAATGAACAAATCCTTGAGACGTATGACTACTTTCCGGGCCAAAGTGACCCTCGCAATTATCTGTACTCGGAATTGAACTACGCCTTCACCGCGACTCCGTACTGGTGGTATGGATTTCCGACGAAGGACAGCATCGAGCTTGTACGTCGTCCAGTCCTTGTTCCCACTTTATCTCCGGTGGCCAATACGTTGACCATTCAATACAACGATCCAAACGGAGTACAGCAGACACTGGACCCGGCAAGCTACACAGTCTTTGCGAACAAAATCACGCTCAATGTTGGGTTCCAGTGGCCTGTAACGGATAGGCGTCAGGACTGCATTCAAATCACCTACTGGGCTGGATACAGTGAAAACGATCCGATGCAGGTGCCTGCCCAACTACGAATGGCCATCATGTTTCTTGGCTCTCATTTCCTGGATAACCGTTCAATCATCGCGGTTGAACCCACGTCTGAGATTGCCATCACGTTGAGCAAGATGCTTCAAAGTTTCAAGTCCTGCCGGATTGCGAGGTAATCATGCTGCCTAAGAGATTAAGCACCGGCATACGATACCTGAGCGCCTCGCAGTACAACGTGCCAATTACGATCACTCAGCCGAATGCTGGGCAGGCAGCAGATGGTACACCTCTTCCTGAAACCATTGTTGCGACGAGTCATGCCAATGTGGCTAAGTGGCGAGACCGCGAAGCAGACAAGGCGCAAGCGCGCAGCGCGCAAGGGTATTACAAGATAACCATCCGGTATCCCAAGACCTACAGCATGGACACAGGAATGAACATCCTTGTACGCAACCAGAGACATCTCATCGACGGGTTTTTGGATGAGGATGGCCAGAAGATCCAGTTAAGCATTTCCACTTGGGTAGAAAACGACACGATAGGTACGGGCGTTATCCCCGTTCCTACTCCTATTCCGAGTAGTGACTTTGCGGAGGAAATAATTGCCTCGATTGTGTTAGGAGAGTAGCCACATGCAGGTAATGGTTGGCAACAATTACGGGTCGTACACATTCAACGCCGCCACAGGTGTCATCACTCTGTCTGGTCTACCGGCTCCTCTCGCTGCCGGACAGGTGAAATTGATTGTCAACGCAAAGACTAACACCATTATTTTCAATTTGGCCGACCCAACTCGGACCGCCGCAATCTCTGGTAGCACAATCGTGCTGTCTTACAACACAGGTGCGATGGGCAACTCCGACCCGCTTCAAATTTTCATGGATGTGCCCGCAGAGTATGTTCCTCAAGCAGTCGTTGGCACGTTCTGGCAAGCTACACAGCCTGTAAACGGGTCTGTCAGCGTTTCCAATCTTCCTTCCACTCAGGCCGTGAGTGGTTCGGTCAGTGTCTCAAATCTGCCCTCCACGCAGGCTGTGACAGGAACTTTCTGGCAAGCCACTCAACCTGTTTCTGGCTCTGTTGCGGTCTCTGGATCAGTGGCCGTGACAGGAACTTTCTATCAAGCCACCCAGCCTGTCTCGGGTTCTGTCTCCATCACAGGAACTCCCTCTGTCAGTGTCAGCAACTTCCCGGCCTCACAAGCGGTGACTGGAGTCTTCTGGCCAACAATCCAGCCGGTGTCAAGCACTCAGCTTCCTGCTTCACTGGATGGTTCTGGGAATCTCAAGGTTGCGATAGAGAATTCCTCGATAGCTGTCACTGGCACGTTCTGGCAAACAACCCAGCCTGTTTCCGGATCAGTCTCGATTACCGGGACACCCAGCGTCAGTGTAAGTAACTTTCCCTCAAGTCAGGCTGTCACTGGCACCTTTTGGCAGACTACTCAACCAGTGTCCGGAACCGTGGCAGTTTCCACCGTGTCCGGATCAGTTGCAGTGACAGGTACATTCTGGCAAGCCACCCAACCTGTCAGTGGTTCCGTTTCGATTACCGGCACTCCTGCCATCTCAGGAACAGTCACTACCAATCAGGGAACCGCCAACACCGCCGCTAATGCTTGGCCAACGTACACCACTGTTTCAGGGGCAGCTATTGATCCGCGTCAACTCCGTGCTCTGACTTCTGCTGATCAGGTAACGATTGCAAATTCCTCAATCGCTGTTGTCACAACGGCACAGCAGAACACCACGGATGCCAACAACACAACGACCACTCCGCTGGCCGCGAACGGAGTCTTCACTGGAGTGGCAACCAGTGTGGCAAACTATGCCTCCGTAGAAATCGGCATCTACTCTGACCAGTCCTCTGCCACAAATGGTCTACAGGTTGAGTGGAGTCCTGACGGCACGAACTGGGATTATGTTTCCGCAGTGAGCTACACTGGCGGCGCTGGACTTTCAATTCCATTCCCAGTTCAGAGCAACTACTTCCGCCTCATCTACACCAATGGAGGAACACTTCAGACTTCCTTCCGGCTCTACGTTCTGCTGATTCCGGTCAGCGTGATCTCCCCGACACAGGTTTTGTCTCAGCAGCCAACCAATGCGAACTTGGCTGTCCTGAATCGCTCTGTATTGACCGGCAGGTACAACACGGCTGGCGTCTACATGAATGTCGGATGCGATTCCAACGGCAACCTGCTGGTGGATCAGTCCTTCATCGGGAATAGTGCCATAGCAATTTCAATGCCGGGTGTACAGAAAGTTGGCGTGGTAGGTGGTTCCGGCGGCGGGGCAATAGACGGTGTTCAGAATGCTGCTGCGCCAGCCAATGCTTTGGTAGTTGCTGGTGTTTATAACGCATCAGCCCCAACCATCACCACTGGCCATCTGACCGCTCTCCAAACAACTGTTGGTGGTTCTCTGAAGGTTGACGATACTTCCATTGCCGGAACTGCTCTAGGAACTCCGGTCAATTTTGGGACCAGTCCTGGTGCTGTTGTCGCCGGATCTGTGAATGCTTCTCTGTCGGTCGGAACCACGATGGTGTCCGCCGCTGCTCCTGTGCCAGTCTCACCAACGAATGCAGCTAACACCTCTGCTAATCCATTTTGGCATGCCATGACTGATCAGTATGCCAACCAGCTTCAGTTTGAGGCTGCGGCTCCGACTGGTGTCAATTACTACAGACTTCCGGTAAACGCGATTCCTCTGGCAGCCGCTGGCATCGGAGCTTCTTGCAGTGCGTATCTGGGTGCTGCCCAAGCTACGGCAGTCAATCTCAAGGCCACCAGTGGAAACCTGTACGGTTTGGCAATTGTCAGTGCCACTGCCACCGCTGGATTTATTGAATTCTTTGACACTGCAACCACTGCAACGTCCGGGGCGGTCTGGGCAATTCCGATTGCAGCAAGTGGGACCGTCATTATCCCACCATCGGCCTTGGCTCTGATGCACTTCGCCAATGGCATTGCGATCAACGTCGCTTCTCCGCTGAACGGAACAACTACTCAGATCACTTGGACCGGAACTGTGATGTTCAAGTAGGAGGTTGAATGATCGAAAAGGGACTGTTCCGACTTATCCAGGCCGATGCCAATGTTGCCACACTTGTCACCACGACGAACGGTAATGGGGTCTATTGGATTTTGCTGCCGAAGGGCGCGGCAGTTCCCTGCATCATCCTGTCTCGTGTGGCCACTGACGACACGTATGCAATGTCCGGCACGATGAAGTTCCGAGGAGCACTGTTCCAGGTTGATTGTTACGCGGCCAGCTTCTACGATGCGCGATCACTTGGGGACATCGTCAGGCACTTGCTAGAGTCATTCAAAGGTGCCTTACCGGATGGAACTATCTCTCCGTTTGCCTCAGGCACCATAGTTCAGGGCATCCAGATCACGAAGGACTGGGACATGCAGTACGAAGAGGGTGGCAAAGGCTTCGTCTATCGCGCTCTCCTCGAATGCCGTGTGTGGTACAGGGAATAGCTAGTTGTTTATATCGCGAAGGTTGGCCTCGTATCTATCGGTGTCAGCGTCCACTGTGGAATCAATCCTTCTTGCCTCTTGGGCAAAACAGTCATCAAAGGTCACTGGAGTTACTTTCTCCCAATGGGCTACAGTTGTTGTCGTTGACCCCACCAACCTTTCGTCACTTCCTGCAATGGACAAGCACATTGTACCAGCGATATGTTTCAAATCCCTTCTCAACTCCGCTTGTTTGATCTTCATGTCGCTAATAGCGTGAACCAGCGTAAGTTCTTGTTCAGTTTTCAGCAACTTGCTGACCTTGGCTGCTGTGACACGCTTAATCGAGAATCCGATAGACGATTGCTCCTCAACGGTGTAGATGTGTGACCCCCTCACAGTCTTATCGCACACTGTGACGTCTTGATTTTGCAGCGTGCTGCAAGTAAGTTGGGTCTGTCCTACCGCTGATGCCATTGGCACCAACATGAGCAAGGCCGCGATTGTCCAAGTGAGTTTTATGCGATGTCCAGAGATTACAGTGGCAGATTTACTGCCGCGCCGCGTGGTACGGGTATAGCTAGGAATGGCAATATAGTCGACTACCTTGCGAACAGACACTAGAGTCGCTACAACACCGTACATGATGATCAGAACCGCCATTGTTAAATAATCCTTGATAGCATTCATAAGTTCTCCTTTTCACTACTCTCTACGCACTGTTTTCCTGGAACGGTTAGTGATCCGGAAAACTATTTAACCCCTGTATGTAAGGCTAAGGCAACTACAGTAAGGCGACTAAGAACTGGCTTCATCCTTCCTGTATGTTGTCTCCCGCCCTGGGGGATAAATGGCGTTTTACACCTACATCTACTACGACGAAGATTGGTTCCCTTACTACGTCGGAAAAGGTATGGGAGATCGCTTCCTCAGAAAGCATGGCAGCATCGTAGTCCCGCCAAGAGATCACATCCTTATTCAATACAGGGATTCAGAGGCACTCGCGTTTGAAGCAGAGAAAGTCCTGATTCTACTGTTTGGCCGGTTGAATTTGAATACAGGCAATCTTATGAATGAGGGTGAAGGTGGTCGTGGTGTACCGCATCACGCTTGCATTAAAGGTGGCCGCAAGAATATTGAGAACTGGGGCACAAAGAATCTAGTTCATGTGGGTAATACCTATGCAGTAGGTAACACCTTTGTACAGGGAATGCATTGGAGTGGTTGTCGTAACATTCCGCTAACTTCCGAACATCAACGGGATGCCTGTAGGGGAGCCAACCATAATCGCTGGCATGTTAGGCGGGGAATCATCAAAGAGGGGTGCGCTCTATGCCAGCCACTATAACAATTGAAGGGTTAGCCGAGTTATCAACTCTTCTAACTGAAATCACACCTCAGGCAGCGAAACGCTACTTGGGTCGCTGTGGTGATAGTGCGGCTCTTCCTATGCTCGCAGCCATGCAGGGCACCGTTCCCGTTGGTGTCGGAATTCTCGAAGAGGAGTTGAGTTACTCCAAGAAGTTCCTCAGCGATGGCGACGAAACCACGTTGGAAATCAAGATTGGTCCGGAGAAACCTGCTTTCTGGGGTTCACTGCAAGAGTTCGGAACCTCAACTGAACCAGGGCAGCACTGGCTCGCCCGCGCCTGGGAAAGTTCTAAGGATGAGGTATTAAGCGTATTCACCGAAGAGGCCCTCGCGTTGATGGATGACCTGGAGGCGAAGAAGAGTAAATGAACTATTACACCTATGCCTACTATGACGAGAATTGGTTCCCTTACTACGTTGGCAAGGGTTCAAAGAAGAGGTTTTGTGAAGATCATGGCGATGTCGTTGTTCCTCCAAAGAATCGAATCCTGATTCAGTACTGGGAGTCAGAGGCTAAGGCTTTCGAGATGGAGAAGGTATGGATTCTCCTTTTCGGACGCCAGGAATTTGGTGGATACCTACAAAATCGAGATGAGGGTGGACGCGCTCCTAGTAAGCGTTGTTGCAGAAAAGGTGGCCTCAAAGGTGGGAAAACCACAGCGTCCAGATACTTTACTCCTGAGCGTCAATCGCTAGCCGGAAAGGTAAACGTATCTAGTGGCCTTATATACACCATTGCCACTCCTAAGTCGTGTGGCATTGGTGGATTGGCTCACTTTCAACTGCATGGCAATCCCGCCACTCCAGAATCTTTACACGCGGGTGGAGTTACAGCCGGTCGAAAGCGTGCAGAGAGTGGTGCTTTCAATACGCTGCACTTGTCCGGGAATCACACAAAGTGGCACGTCAACCGTGGAATCACAAAGGAAGGTTGCGTGCTATGTCAGTAGATCTTCCCAAAGTAAGTGGAATACTCCCGGTCGGGTACGGAAGCAAATACTTCCGCGTGGCGGCTGATGCCTTCCTAGCTTCCACTTACGAGGGCGAAGAGGGCGTGCAGGGACTACTCGAACTTGTAATCCTGGACAACAACGAGATTCCCATCAAGGACTTGATTCCCGACGACCCAAGAGTCGTGTACTACCACTGTGACCGGATGCCAGTAGGCTCACTCCGTAATCTTGCTACGTCGTATGCGACGGGTGACATCTGTGTGACGGTTGACGAAGACGACTGGAGTCACCCCGAGCGCGTGCGTGACCAAGTTTGTCGGCTGATTGTGACAGGTAAGGCAGTGACTGGTTTCCACTCTATCTACTTCTATGACACGAGTGACCAGAAGACTTACAAGTACTGGTACGAACCTGGTCGTGCACATATCCCATATGCCTGCGGTTCAAGCCAGTGTTACCTCAAATCCTGGTGGGTGAATCACAAGTTTCCGGAGACAGGGGTTGAGGACTACGCCTTCCAACATGAGGCTTTCGAAAACAGTCAACTGGACAGCATTGACGGTGCAGAACTGCTAGTTGCGCGAGCACATGGCGACAGTATGTGTTTCCCTACACAGCTTGGCATCCACAAACAGTTTCCCGCAGTTCCCAAAGAAGAACTTCCCGCAGAGTTCTACAACGCAATAGCTCCCAAGGCTGTTGCAAAACCACAGAAGAAGGTAACAACACAGGAGAACAACCATGAGTAACCCCATCGTAGGCATCGGAGACGCATTTGAATTTGCCTCCGTCTTGACTCCCGCAACTTTCACCACCCTCGCGGGAGTAACCTCTATCGCTATCTCTGGCGACAAGGTGGCAACAGAAAAGACCACACAAATGTCCACGACAAGCGGAGTGGACACTTTCATCGGCAGCACGCAGGACCCTGGCACTGCTGATGTCAAGGGATGGTTTCTTCCTGGCGATACCACGCAGGTTGCTCTGGAGGCCATCCGTCTCGCTGGTGTAGCAGTACCCATGAAGGCCCTCTATGGCTCGACCAATAGCTGCGCCTTCAGCGGAATCGTGGAGTCGTTCACTCCCAGTTGGCCTCTGGAGAAGACCGCAACCTTCGATCTCAAGATCAAGATTAGCGGACCGAAAGTTTACGTCTAGCCAACTCTGACATGGTGGGGACGAAAGTCCCCTCCTGTGTATTACGAGAGCAGAAGAGAGTATTAGCTGACATGGAAGTCTACTTCGATCTGAACAAAACGAATGGAAAAGCCTATGTTGGCTGGACTACAAAGACTGCTCAGGAGCGGTTTGAGGGTCATTGTGAAAGGGCACGGAATGGTTCCCCCTACTATTTCCACCGAGCTATTCGTAAGTATGGTCCGGATGCCTTCGACGTTATCACTGTCTACAAAGGTGACGACGCAGAGGAAATGAAGCAGGTTGAAAAGAACTACATCGCTGGAATGAGAACGAACGATAAACGGTTTGGCTACAACTTGACCGATGGAGGAGAAGGATCGCTTGGCTATCGGCATACAGATGAAGCCAAAAAGAAGATGAGCAGTAAACAGTTGGGTAAGATACCCATGCTAGGCCATCACCATACAGCAGAGTCGCGCACCCTAATCTCCCAGCATAGTGCTCATGTAGGACCAAAAGATGGTCATGGAAATCCACACATCGCTCTGTATGCAACATGCGAATCACGTAGGAAAGGTGGCCTTGGTGTTGCCCTTGGTGCAAGAAGGCGTGGAGGTCTGACCGCAAAAGCAAATGGAGGTACAAACCGCTCTCTCGCTATTGCGAGACACAATCGCTGGCACGTCAGCCGAAACATCACTAACCCCAATTGTCCGCTTTGTCAGGAGAATGTGTGAAAGAAGAAAAGGTACTACAGTGTGCGATTACACCACACTTCAAACTTGTAATTGACAAAGAAGATGGAGCCGAACCGGAAATATGGCTTCTCTGCTTGGATTACCGCGCTCTGGCAAAGATTGAAGCTGAGATTGATCTCGATCTGAAGAAGATCGAGAGTTGGAAGGACATTTCCACAAAACACTTTCCCACTATTGTGTGGTGTTGCTTACAGCGATTTAACGATGCTGTGACAAGGGAAGAAGTCAACAACATCCTCAATCCAGCCGTGCAGCGTGAGTTATCTGATGTGTTATTCGAACTTTGTTTCCCTGGTGTCCAAGAGGCCTACGAAAAGACGCTCAAGGAAAATGATACAGGTGTAACTGCCAGCCCAAACGTACCAGTGGAGACGCCGATTACCTAGAGCGTCCTCCTGTGACATGGGTCGATTACTTCGCGATGGCAAGGTACGACCTGCATCTCGATCTTGATGAGTTCTGGGACTTAACACCGGGGATGTTCCAGGCTCTCTGCAAGCGTCGCAACATAGGCATCCGTTACGAAAGGTACGCAAATGCTTTGACAGCCGCAGCGGTTTATAACTCGGTTCGATCAAGCGAAGACTCCCCGCTCATCTGTGCCTTCGATTTCATTCGGAATGAGAAGGACTCCGCCAAGTTGGAAAAGGTGAGGGAGGGTAAGAAGTTCATCACGAAGGTAATTGGTCAGATGCCAATGACGACTCCGCGCTCGACGTTTCTCGACGTTCGACGCAAAGCCATTATCGATTTGGCAGCGAGTGGTCACGAAACTCCGGAAGCACTATTTGACAGTGTGTGGCCGAGCTTAAAACCCACCGAAGAAGAGAGGAAGTCATGAGCGAAATCGGAGCACTCATCGTCAGACTCCAAGCTGAAACCGCCGAGTTTCGTGCCGACATGGGGAAGGTCAAAGGTGACCTTTCTGACCTTTCTGATAAGGGCGGCACGGCTGGTCGTGGATTG